CCAGCAACAAGTGGTGTAAACGCAATACTTTATAATGATATCGGTAAACTTGTATCAACGGCATCTTTGGTTGTACAAGGTACGGGAGAGTTTAGTGGCGCATTATCTGGTACAAGTGCTACGTTTACATCATCTGTAAATATATTAACATTAACAACTTCTTCAAGTTCTGTTAATGGACAAATAAAAATTAATAATGGAACATCTGGAGATATTTATGCGGGTGTTGCTGCAAGTGATGGTACTTCTATTTTTACTGGAACAACTGCATATAGTGGTTATATAGGTACAAATACTAATACTCCATTTTATATAGTTACTAATGGAACGGCAAGAGTTACAATCGCAGCCTCAACTGGCGCAGCTACTTTCAGTTCATTTATTACTGCTGCAAGTACTGGAGGTAGTGGTCTAAGGGTATATGGTGGTAGTGGTACTAATCAATGGGATATATACTTAAATAGTACAAACCTTAGATTCAGTGATAATACTGGTACTGGTAGTGTTGTTTTTGATAGGCCATTATCTGGTACAAGTGCTACGTTTAGTGGAAACCTAAACCTTCAAGGTGCGGTTACAAGGAATATAAACTTTTACGATAGTAGTAATACTAACATTAATGCACAAATACAATACGACCAAATAGCTTCAAATAGTGGTCAATTATTTTTTGGCACTAACAATGCTGGAACATTTGCAACAAGATTGACAATAGCAAATACTGGCGCAGCTACTTTCAGTTCGAGTGTTACGGCTGGTGGTCAAACATCTATTTTATATAGTGGGTATGATAGTGGTGCAGAAGGATTGAGATTGGGATTTGATACAAGTTATTATAATGCAATTACTGGAACTTTTAGTAGTACGGCTGCAAATAATAGAATGGCATTTGTTGTTAATAGTGGGAATGGGACAAGAGGAACTGTAATGACCTTGCTGGGAAGTGGCAATGTGGGGATTGGGACAACAAGCGTAACTAATAAGCTAATTGTAGTAGGTTCTGAAACTGGAACTCAAATAACAACTCCACCAATAGGTAAGTTTGTAAATATTGGTAACACATTTTCTAAATTTATTATAGGTAGTGATAATGCTAATTATGATGCAGTAATGTCAATGGACAATAATGCAACATTAGCAAATACTAAATTAAGAATATATATAGGAAATGGTACAACATCAACCGCTGGGCATTCAAACGACCAAATTGTATTACAAGGAAATGGCAATGTGGGTATTGGGACGAGCAGCCCGAGTTATAAATTAGATGTTTTGGGTACAGATGGTTCTATAATATCTAATTTTAGAAGTGCAAGTGGAATGATACAACTTTATCCTTATCTATCTACTTATGGAGGCCCTATTATACAAGCATTAAACGGTAGCGGTTCTGTTTACGTACCATTAAGATTTGAAGCTAGTAAATACCAATTTGACCAAGGGGAGGTTTTAGTAGGTAATACTGATAATGGTGCTTATAATCTACAATGTAATGGTACTGGAGTTTGGGGTGCTGGTGCTTATGTAAATGGTTCCGATATTTTACTTAAAGAAAATATTTTAGATATAGAAAAAGCGCTTGATTTAGTACTTAATTTTAAACCTAAATCATTCCAATACAAAGAAGATTATAGTAAAGATAGGTCAACGCAAACTGGTTTTATTGCTCAAGATTTGCTTGAAACATTGAAAGACCAAATTTATGTTGATGGTATTGTAAGTCAAGGTAAAAATCATTTAAATGTAGCTTATCAAAATTTGATACCATTACTTACAAAAGCCATCCAAGAACTCAAAGCAGAAATAGACACACTTAAAAAATAAAATATATGATAGAACATTATTGGATTATATCCGCAATGGATATCATATGAAAAAGCACGTAAAAGTTTACCTAGACTATTTTAACTACGGAATAGATGAAAAGATACCTTGTGAGTATTGTGGAGCAGTAGCCGTAGACATAGCTCATATAACAGCAAGAAGTAAGTTTGGTAGTAAAAGAGCTGATGAGAGAGATGATATATCTAACCTTGCAGCCTTATGTCGAGTTTGTCATTACAAATATGACTTTGAAAACGCTATAGAAAAAGAGGAGTTAATTGAAATTCATCAAAGAAAATTAGGTGAAATCAAAAAGAAATAGTTATTATATTTGTACAAACTTAATAAACCATGGAAAAGAAGTCATTAAAATTGGCTGAGTATTATCAGCTAGAAGCAGAACTTAACGGAGTCACAAACAACCAAACAGGCGAGAAAGTTCTTAACGGTCTTTTGTCTCAAAAGCTTACCCTCTCTACAAAGTACTGGTTAACAGACCTTGCTAAGAGAGTAAAAGAACAAACAGAAGCTTGTGAAAATTTAAAGAATGAGCTCATTAAAAAGTATGGAGAGGAGAAAGATGGTCAGATTCAGATTTCATTCAATGTAAAGAACGAAGCTGGCGAAGACGTTCCCAATCCAAAGTTTCTTGAGTTCCAAAACGAATATCAAAACCTGCTGAATGAGGAGCGTGAGCTTGAATATAAAGAATTGAAGCTCAGTGACTTAGGAAGCATAGAGACTGAAGAAATATACAGCATGTTATTTACTTTATTACAAGCTGATTAAGATAGTTTTTTTCATGATGTGTAATTAGGGGCTGTCAGAATTGGCAGCCTTTTTTCATGTAAATTTGCGTCATGAAGAACATAGTTTATATAATAATCATTGCATTTCTCGGACTATTTATACTAAAGTCTGAATGTGGCAAGCCGAAAGAACCCGGTCAGGAGATTAAGATTGACGGTAAAAAATACGAAATAATAAAGTCTGATACTATCGTTAAGGAGCATACTACCATTAAGTATAAAAAGGGTGAAGACGTATTTCACGATACAACTATATACGTAGAAATACCTAAAGATGTAGTAATTGATACGCAAGCAATACTAAAAGACTACTACGCAAAGAATGCATATATAGATACATTAAAGACAGACCTAGGACCAATCGTGGTAAAGGATACTATCCAAAAGAATAAGATTGCTGGTAGAACCTACGAGGCATATCTTAAAACCAAAGAGGTTGTTACCTATGTAAAAGATAAACCAAAAGCACAGCTATATTTAGGATTTAGAGGAGACTTATTGGCGAACTATAAGTTCAACGGAGTTGGTCCTCAAGTCATGCTGAAAACCAAGAAGAATAAGATTTACGGAGTAGGGGTAATGCTGACTGGTGACAAGCCAGTATATTCTGCAAACTTTGCATTCAAGCTGTGAGGTATATCATATTAAACATATTACTCATCTGTTCCCTGTTCGCAAACGCACAGAATATCTATATTGATAGCGTTAAGAACAACATTCCAACTGGTCCAATTACAGCTAATAAAAACCTTGGATTTGGAATAAAGAACATACTTGCAGAAGCATTGCAAGACAAAGGATACAGCCTATTGCCAAGCAAAGATGAAAAAGAACTCAGCCTAAGCGTAGAAATTTATTTCTTTGATATAGTACAAACAAATGCTGGTGTATCAGTGTTCAAGAAGCAGAGCAATACCACCATCGTAGGTATCAAAGGAACCTTACATAAAAACGGAAAAGTAATCAACACAAAAAAAGTAGAAGAAGCATCTACTGAAGTAGTCATAGCCAATCTTATCATTTCGGAAGACGGTAAGCCCAATCAACAGTCCGTAAGCAACGTACTGAAGAAATCCTGCCAGTCTCTAATTGATAAAATACTATGAAAAAACTCCTAACACTATTACTTCTTGTCTCGTCTGTTAATGTTTTCGCACAAAGAATTGGTCACCTCACTCAGCTTTCTAACGTAAAGAGAGGCGACACATTAGACATCAAATGGTTTTATAAACCAGATACGGCTGATATCCGTACTTTTCAGATTGACTTCCAGTTTAAAAAGCATCTGCTAACGCACCTATCTACCACAATAGATACGCCATACGTTAGTAGCGCCAGAGCCCCAGAAATTGGCTACAAACAGTTTGATGGGTATAGGTATAGCACCTACTCAAATGGTGCTTACACATACACAGCCGATACAAACTGGGCGGTAGCTAGAAACTACCTTATACTTCCTGCTGGTCAAAGACTAGAGGATAGTGGATATATCATCCATAATAAATACTTGGTGAACAATGTAAAAGAAATGTTCCCATCAGATACAGTATCCGTAAACTGGGCAAGGCTATTTAACTTCAGCGGTAATAGCATAGGAGACAATGTTGCAACATTGATTAACCAAAAGATGCAAGTATTCCTAAAAGGAAACTACACCATATCTGGTAAGTTATTTGTTGGTGCAGCTACTGGAATGCCTACTTTGATTGCATACGAGGCTAATACGGGCATAGAAGCATCTAGGACGGTTCCAGCGCAAGACGGAAGTTATACCCTTGATAATATCGAGCAGTACACTAAATACAAGATTAAGGTACAGTTCCCAACAGATAGTCTTATTGCAATGCGTGACAGAGCCGTCACGGTTTCAGATGCAAAGAAAGCATTTGATGAGTTTAGTGGCGCTGATGTAAACCAAAACTTCCAAAAGACATTCATGACAAGTCCATTGTCTTATCTGTCTGCTGACCTTAACTATTCTAAGAAATTGGATGGTGCAGACCCATACAACATATATGCCTCAATATCTGGGCTGAAACCTATAGATACTGGTAAGCTCATAAATGTGATGAGAAAGGCTGAGTTTGATTCACTAGCAATTGGAGTTAACCAATGGGATAACTGGATGGCATACAGCGACACTGGATTATATATATACGATAGCGTAGCAACGGCTTCCTTGACCAATATCGATATCAAGTACTTTATCCTTGGTGACGTGGATAGAAGCCATGGTTCGCCTGTAATAAACGCACAGGGGCAAGCTGTTGGCGTAGCGTACAAAAATAAGTTTAGTGTAGATATTCCAAACACGTCTGTGCCTGCTGGTCAGCCAATGTTCCTTCCGTTCAACGTATCTATGACGGCTCCAACAGCAGCACTTCAATTTGAGGTAAAGTACAATCCTAACGAGGTAAGATTTAAAGAGGCTATAACAAACGTAAATGGTCCGTGGTTGCAATATGTTACCAATGACTCAATCAACGGTATCATTAGATTTGGTGGAATAAATAATCAGGCTACTGGATTTCTTACAGCACAAGCTGTTCCGTTCAAGCTAAAGTTTGAGCCTAAAGACCCAACAAAAGATGTAGCTACTTTTATAAAAATTCGCAACCTTATGGATGCATCTAACGTAAATGGAGATAAATTCAATATCGATGTTGTAACACAGAATATTGAACTTGTAAGTGCAGCATACAGAGGTCAACCTATTGTAAATCAAGAGCCTACGTTTAGAGTATACCCTAACCCAAACACTGGAGTATTCGAACTTGTCGTAAATTTGCCGTCATCTAACTCTGTTGCAGCCTATATCAGTGATAATTTAGGTAGACCAGTCATGAATCTTGGCAGATTTGTGACAGACGATGGCGGTGCAAAATTCGTAAAGCGAGTATCTATTCCTAACTTAGCATCAGGCATGTATCACCTAGTGATGTATGACAACAGAAAAAGATATACGACTAAATTTATAAAAGGATAAATATGTCAGAAGAACAAAATGAAGGTACTTGGTCTAGCCTAAAAAAGACCATCGTTGGTACAATAGCTACCGTAATTACAGGAGCTGGAGCTTGGATTGGAACTACCATGTTTGGTGGTGGAGATGCAGCTCAACCAGCAGCACCTGCGCAGCCTAGCATTATTATTAATAACACCCAACAACAGCAACAACAAGCAGCTGCCAAGACTATAATCGTCAAGGAAAAAGCTGACAACTCATCTGAGAAAGTCAAGCCAAAAGCTGACGAGAAAAAAGATGAGTGGGCTAAAGAAGAACCTAAATGGTAAAATATGGCTGTTGTATACCAACATAGAAGAAATGATACTAACGATGTTTTTTACATAGGTATAGGTAAAAATAAAAAAAGACCTTTATCGAAACATCATAGAAATAAGCATTGGGTTAACATAGTAAATAAACATGGTTATAGTATTGATATTTTAATAGATGGTTGTTCATGGGAAGACGCTTGCAAAATAGAAAAAGGATTGATAGCGGAATACGGCAGAAAAGATTTAGGATTTGGATTATTAGTAAATGAAACAGATGGTGGAGATGGTGGATTTGGTATTATTGTAAAACCAGAAACAAGAGAAAAGATACGCAAGTTTCAATTATCTTTAAATAAAAAAGGTATACCGGGCAGAAAACAAACAGATGAAGTAAAAGAAAAAATTCGTCAATCTTTAATAAACAGAAAAAGACCTATTGAAGTAGTTGAAAAATTAAAGAAACCAAAAATTAATAAAGCTAATTATAGTTACCCAAAGAATAAAATAAAATGTCCATATTGCGAAATGGAGGCACAGGCATCTTTGGCGTATAGATGGCATTTCGATAATTGTAAAAACAAAATATAATGAAAGAAGAAAAGCAAGAAATGATATTTAGATACTTATTGAAGTATATGCTTCAAAGAAGATGGTTAATAACGGCACTTGTACTTGGTTTATTTATACTAATTGTAGCAGGTGTATTTGTTGCTATATCTTTACAGACACCAATGTCATCAGAGTGGAAAGAGTTATTACTTTTATTGCTTGGTGCATTTATTGGTAGCTATGGTAAGATTATTGATTTCTGGTACACAGACCAAGACCGTGATAAACTTTTAAGTCAAAAAGCTGATGAGGAAGATGGAGTTAGTCTGTCAAACACAAATGACATGAAGGAATCCGTAAAACCTCAGACATCACTCGTAGACCCAACATTCGCTGCATTTGCTGCAAAGGCTTCTGAAAAGAAAGAAGTAAAGAAGGGTGTAGAGATTGATGAAGATGGTGACGGTATCATGGATGGCATCGACACAGATGGTGATGGTGATATTGATGAATACTTTGAGCATCGTCAGTGTGAGCACATCTGGGGAGATAAAGATGGAGACGGTGATGAGGAGTGTCTTAAATGCGGTAAAATAAAAGACCTATAATGAAAGAATCTCTAAAAGATAAGATTGTGCACTGGTTGATAGTGGTATTATTCTTTACTGCAATGATATCAATATCAACTTGTGCAAAGTCTCAAACAATCGGTTCTACCAAAACAGAATCATACCAAGCATCTTTTGAAAAGAAGGTGAACATTGATTCTCTAATGGATTACGAAGGACCAAAGGTTCCTATACAGCTTCTCAATATTGGTATTAATGAAGAAGTATTCGCCATGTATCCAGAGCTTAAAGACAAGCGTGTTGGACTTGGCGTTACAAATATCATTGTAGAATATCTTGAGGAGACAAATAGGTTCACATTCACGGAAGACAAGACTGAAATCAAGAACCGTATGGTTAAGCAGTTTCAAGCATCTGCTTCTGGATTTACAGAAAATAAACTTGACGGCAAGGGTAAGATTAAACTTGCAAGATATTTTGTTTACATAGAAGTATACGACTTCAGTGTATCTGTTGATGAAGAAATCAAGGTTGCCAAAGGAATGAAAGAAACAATGGTAACTAGACTTGGTCTTCAGGCTAAGTTTGTAGATGCAGAAACTGGAGAATACTTTACGGCTTCTGGTCTTGGTGAAGCAAAGACCGTAAGAGAAGCTACACTCATGAATGACGATAACCTATCAGAAATAAAATTCAATCAATCAACGATTGGAATAACCACCAAAAAAGCCTTGGAAACAGCTGCTAGCAGAGTAGTTCTGCGAATGATAAAAAAGCAGATTTTCCCAAGGTAAATTGTATAGACTATTAATAACGATATCAATAATAATATTCATGAATCAGAGGTTGCAAGCGCAGTCTCTGATTTATTCTTTTACGGACCCTTGTACGAAAACAGTAACAGTATTCACAGTTCCGTTGACGGGTACAACGACAATAGTATTTCTAAACAAGACAGCATCGTTTTCTGCTCAAGATGTAACCAATGGCACATTTGGTGCTTGGATAGCTACAGCCTATGCAGACTATAGAAAACTATCTCCGTGTTCTGTTCAATCTGGTCAGCAAACTCAGAGTCAAGTAACATCAAATGTTGTAAGCGGAGTTGTAAGTTCTGCAACATCAAGTGCTACGTCTAGTGTTAGTAGTGCTGCTGCTTCGGCTGCATCATCTGCTGCTTCAAGCTCTACTCCATCTGCTTCTTCAAGTTCATCATCTAGTAGCTCATCATCAAGCGAATCATCTTCTACAGCAGAATCAAGTTCTTCTGAATCTAGCTCATCTGAATCTAGTAGTGATGAAGGAGGAAGTGAAGAATCTAGTTCTAGTAGTGGTGGCAGTAAGAAGTCTGGTGGTAAGTCTGGAAAGTCAAGCAGTGCTAATCCAATGATTGTTGCATCTGATTTTACTACAGCACAAAACCTTGATAAATCATTTACTCCAATACTAAACATTGGTCTGTCTCAGTCTTCGCTAACTGGTCAAACTAGCTGGGGCTTGACATCTATGACGTGGATGAATTTTAAACAGTTTGCGTTGTCTGGTAGATACACTATGATGAAGTTTTCTGGTGGTAAACTTAGATTCATAGATACCTATAGTACAACTGCCGTATATAGTTACGGAAACATTATATCATTTGCTGGGTATTCTAGGATTATGATGCTATATAAATATGGAGTTGCTGGTATAAGCCTGAATGCTAGTTTTTCTAATATAAAACTGGACAAAAGTACCTTTTTAGCACCTTCGTTTACGGCATTCTACACCATACCTGTTTCAGTGAGTAGGAGGCTTACATTATCCCCAGAACTGTACATTATGGCAAATCCTATCATGTACTCTACAAAAGATAGAGTAACTTCGGTAGACCGTTCAGTTGGATTCTTTGGTGGCTCAGGTGTTGATTATCAGATATCAAAGAAGTTCAAGGTTAACTTTAACTACAAGCTGAATGCAACAACCAAGAAAGACTTTCCAGTGTTAAGTTTCTTTTTAATTGGAAGTAAGATAAACCTATGAGAACGATAGTACTTTTACTACTGCCACTCTTTTCAATAAGCCAAAACTCTATAACCGTAAACATTACCAGAGATTCTGCAACATTGTTGCAAATTCCAAAAATGAGAATATATGCTAATGGAAATCTTGTTTCGAATATTTCGTTTAGTGGTCAATCTTACGTTTACAATTACCCTAGCTATAACACGACTTACACGTTTGAGCCGTACTTTGATTCAATACCTACGTCTCTGGTAACTACAGCAGACTGGAAACCAATAGCAGATGAGTCTATGTACCTAGATGCACCTAATGGGCAAAAGGGAGTACATCTAAATACAGCCACAAAATATATAAGCGGAGACCTAGACAATAGAAAGAAAATAAATGCAGGATATGCATATCTGGTTTTAACAAAGAAATATTTTAGTACTAATACTAAAAACTTCCAAGGAAATTTAAACTATGTTGTTTATTCTACCCACAATAGAAATGGTTCTACAACTCAATATGGACAATACGCAAATAGTGCAAATGATTTTGAAGTAATGTTTAATACAGCAAACAGCAATACAGTAGTTCATTCTTCAGGAAGTGCTAGTCCATCATTATTGTTCAATTTTACTAATTATCAAACACTTGTAGCTAATGGTGTACCAGTTCCTAATAATGGGGATTTTTATGGAGTTAAAGTCACTGGAATATTTGTACCAAAAGAAACTGGAACGTATTATTTTGGAGTAGATGGTGATGATGGTGTTGACTTATCAATCAATGGGAATGTAGTAACATCATTTTACGGACCACATGGATTTGGGGGATATAGGATAGCGGGTATTAGTATGGTAGCTGGAGCACAATATACCATTATGGCAAGAATGCAAGAATATGTAGGAGGTGATGGTCTGGCTGTTGTGTGGAAAAGACCAAGCCAAAATTCTTATTCTATACAGCCAGATGAGATTATGGGTAATTCAGTAAGTTATTATGGACCAAAAGTAGAGTGGTATTTAAAAAGCCAGCTAGACAACACAAATCCGTCATCTTGGTCAGGCATTAATCCATCTGTTTCATTCCCTGTTTCCGTATCATCTGGCGCCTATACACTCAATTTAAAATACGTTGTAAAGGGCAATACAGCCCTATCTAGCGCTCAATGATTTATAAGGATATTATCTTTATTTTTGCCCTATAAATCGATTGTATGAAGCAGTTTTTTACTGAAGACAACGGAAGGCTTTCCATGAAAAGATTGTGTGGTTTCATATGTGTACTATTTCTATGTGCAACTATGTACCATAACAGCTTCTCTGAGTCTCATTTTGCCCCATCTGAGGCATTGGTTTATACCGTAGGCTCTCTGGCTTTTGGATGTCTTGGTCTTACTTCTGCTGAGAAAATATTTAAAAAGACTGATAATGAATCTAAGTAAGCTTGACTCAGTAATCCCAAAGGGGGTTGTCGACCAGATTCCTCAAGTGATGGATAAGTTTGGAATCAATACTCCAAACAGATTAGCTCACTTCCTCGCACAGTGCGCCCATGAGTCTGGTGGATTCAAGTTTATGTCGGAAAACCTTAACTATTCTGCTAAGGGTCTTATGGGAGTATTCAAGAAATACTTTCCAACTGAAGCCATAGCAAAACAATTTGAAAGAAAACCAGATGCAATAGCTGATAAGGTGTATGGTGGTCGTATGGGTAATACGGCTCCAAATCACGGAAGTATGTACAAGGGCAGGGGTTTTATCCAACTCACAGGTCGTACAAACTATGCAGCATTTGATAAAATTGTAGATGATGATATATTGGCAAATCCTAATCTTGTTGCTACGAAGTACCCATTACTATCTGCTGCATGGTTCTGGAATAGCCGTAACCTTAATGCACTTGCGGATAAAGGTGCAACAGATGCTGTTGTTACTGAGATTACCAAGAAGGTAAACGGAGGAACTCACGGATTGGCAGACAGAATATCTAAATTTAAACTATTTCATAAAACATTAGCATGAGCTACACAGACACAAACGTAGTTGGTATACCGTCTACAATACTTGCATGGATGTCGGTTCTAGGATTTGTTAATATGGACCCAATTATAAGCACTGGATTCAAATTGTTATCATCAGTATGGCTGTGTATGCAGATATACGGATGGGTTGAAAAACGTATAAAAGATAAAAAAGATGCCAGCAAACAAGAAAGCGGGAAATCACCCAGCCTATAAAGGATGGAGTCCTTCTTCTATTGCTAGAAAGAGGGCGTATGATAAGAAGTATCATAAGACAGAAGAACGCAAAGAATATCGTGCTAAATTAAATAAAGCCAATAGGGATGCAGGAACCTATGGAAATGGCGATGATAAAGACATGAGCCACACAAAATCTGGTAAATTTAAGCTAGAATTAGCTAGGATAAATCGTGCTAGAAACGGAAGAAACGGCAAGTCTACTAAAGCCTAATTTATCATACATTCGTTGTATGATTATTTCTTTGTCAAGCGAAAACACTGACAGCCAAGTTCCAACAAGAATATACTTTTGTACTCAACTTGATTTTAATAGAATTATGGATGAGTTAGAGTGCATGGATATAGATTCTCTTATGGATGAAGAAGGAGTTGTTGGAACAGTAGTCCAAGAACCATTCATGTTAAATCATATCTACCTTAACTAAATATGTGTGATATCCTTGCTATCTGACCATCTGTTGGGTGGTGTATGAAAGCATCAATTCCTTTTGGAGAATGTAGATATCCATTTCTATGATGCCAGCTATCTGGTCCAGATGGACTTCTCATAGACTCAACAGTTACTCCCATGTAGTCCTTAGATTTCTTATGATGGATATGGTGAGTATAAAAGTACTTATGCTTTGTTTCAGACCAATCCTGGGCAGCCTCATGAGCCATTAAAAGGGCTAGATCAGATTCTTTAGCACCATCTCCATGTGTAGTTCCTATAAGGTTCTTGTGGTATCTAAAATACTTCCTATGTGATACAGAAGTATTGAACTGTATATTCTTATCTTTTGAGAACCACGATGATATGGTATCTGCTAAGAAGAATCCACTCATGTAGTCATGATTAGATGGATCATACTGAACATAGACTGGTGCAATATTTCTAAGAGTTTCTATAACTTTTACATGAAGTTTCTTAGCAATCAAGAAGTTCTCATGCCACATTCCATCTGTATCTTGAGGTGTTCCGCTTGTGGTAGTTCTTTTTGGATTATCTATATGCAATATATCATTGCCTATTACATACATAATCTTATCAAAATTAAATCCAGAACACTTGGTAAGTAACGCATTTACTCCGTCTAATACACGTTTTACTGCGATATCTACTTTGTAGTCTTCACCAACTTCGGATGCTGTAGCGAGTTTTCCAATGTGAACATCTGCCGGATCAATAACCAACAGATGGGGGTCTTTTGTAATCTTATACGATACTATCTTGTAGTTGGGGCTATGAGCTTTCATATCTTCTATGAGCTGCTCCCTTAAATCAAAATAGTCTTTCTTGTTGGATTTTACGTTAATGGAGAAGTTCTCTCCTTTGTACCAATAGTAATTAACGTCTTGTAGAGGGATTCCTTTTTCATCACACTCTTGAGAAAGTGCTTTGTGCCTCTCTCTCATTTCCTTTACCATCTCCCACTCCTGTTCTGTGATACGATGCCTAGGATTTGAAGCCATTCTTATGGGTTAAAGTTTTGCTAATTTACAGAACTTTTTTAAATTTCCAACAACTTCTACACATTGTTTTTGGTTTTTTGGAAAAAATAATTTTGGCTGCATGTTGTATTCATTTGTTACAACATACTTAAACCACTTCCACTTTAGTATATTATCATTCCTCTGAAAGCCTTTGGTATCAACGATTGCATTGATACCGTGGCTTGTAAAATCAAAGTCAACTGTTAGTGTCATAGCACGTACAGCTTTACCATCATACTTGAAAGGTTCTAAAAGCTGATATGTTACTTGAAACTCAAACGGAATCTTTTCTTTTATTAATAACTCATAAAAGAATAACTCTAGCCTTGAGTCAAACTTTAAACCATACTTCTGGACTTTCTTGATTTGTCGCATGATGATAGTTAATCTTTATAGGATTTGCATTTCAGATTTAGAATAAGAGAGTGCACTTCTAAGCATATCCATTTTATAGTGTGCCTCCTTTATGAGCATTTCTGATAGCCCATTATAGAAAGAACAGTCACCTATTTCATAGGCTACAATTATCTTTCTCTCTGTAGCACCCATGTCATCGTTATTGAGGTTCATCATCTTCTTGAATGATAGCTTCTCTGTAAGCATCTGGAATCTAGCCTTTGCCGTAACCCCTATTGCCATAACCTCAGTAAGTTCAGTCATGTGATTTACTATTTCTTTTGGATCATCGCAGTTGACTTTCTTCCCTACAACAGCTCTAAATTTCTCATGCATTTCAATTGTGGACTCAAATGCTTTTTGTAATGCGTCTTCAGCAAATACTTTATTCATATGTTTTGATATTGTACAACCATCCATAGTGGAACGTGGATAAGCCATGATGCATTATGATCACCACCATCAGTCTTGTGGTTCATCTTATAGCATAGCTTACACATTTCTTTTAGCTTGGTTGTTGGTATTAAAATAATTGTTTCTGTTTGAGGTATTACGAATGCCCAATAGTCAGCCTCTGTAGTAGAGATACCACTAGGTCTTCCTTTGTACTTATATTCTACAGATATTCTTTGCGTGTAATGTGCAAACCTATCTGTCTTTACTTCAACCTTCTTTGCACCTTTGAGTAGGTCAAGGACTACATTCTCTCCTTGTGTTCCATACTCAAGGTCAAGGTCAAAGTTTTTTTGAGTTGATCCTACGTTTTTCATCTTTATGGTATCTTATGGCTAATTCTTTATCTAGGTTTGGTGAATATACCCTAAGCCTTTTTTCAGCAGCATTCTTGATTACATTGTTCCCAATGCCAAGTCTTTGCGTAGCTAATTTTATAGTCTTGTAGGTAATTGCTTTCTTTTTTCTTTCGTCTATGTTTTTTATTGAAATATCATACGCAATAATACCTATCCTAGAGTCTTCAATAAATTCATATCCCATATCACAATAGTTTATGCTTGATCAATAATTGTGTTCTGTCGAATGGTAGATTGTCATAATCATCTACAAACTCCAGACCACGAACCATTTTAAGTTTTATAGGAGAGCCTTGAGATGTTGGCTTTCCACCTGTCTCTCTATTTCTAATCTTGTCAATAGAGATGTAAGTGAACATCCATTCTTGAGGGTCCTTGATTTTGCGGTGCAAAGTTATAAAGTTGTCTGAACGATTGTATAAAGCTGCTCCACCTTCAGTATCAGATGCGTGTGGCATCTTCTGGTTTCCTCCGCTATCCCTATCTCTTTGAGATGCTGTAGTGGTGTGAACAGACAAGAATATAGTCGTATTATACTTTTTTGTAAAGTTTAACATCTCGCTATATGCCTCATAGTCATATATATACTTGTTCTTAGCTACCGTTAACTCCATCTTTAGTGAGTTATATGGATCAATGAATAATCCTTTCAATGACTTATAAGCCATCAGTATCTTAGAATGTTCTAATATATCCCTATAAGTATACATGTTATCTGTTGATAGCATGAAGAAATGTTCATCAACAAACTTCAATGATACATAGTGTTCTCTGTCATCCATCTGATTGATTCTCTTTCCAACAAAGAACTCCATGAGCCTCATCTTTACAGATGCTGCTTGATTCTCTCCAGTGTAAACCATCCAGTTCCAATCATACTTTATGGCAGACAAAAACAAGAACCATAAATTAACTGTAGTCTTACCAATATGGCTGTGTGCAAGAGAGGCATAGAACTCGCCTTCTTTAAGCCTAAGATGTTCGTCTAAGTCGGTATAACCAAGAGATAAACCCATAGGTATAAGTCCAGTTCTGAACTTATAGATATAGTCATCATCCCTTGCATTGTTAGCCAAGAATGATAATTCTTCTTCCATTGCACCAACCTCTCTAACAGCTTCCTTGAAGTCTTGTTCAATCTCAGATATTGGTCTAGTCATTCCATATCTGATACCATCTTCAATTGTTTTATTGGCTAGTACCGGATCATCAATATTCTTCTTGTTAATCTCATGATTTAGAATATTGAGTGCTACATCATATTCAACAGTTTTGGTAGCCACATACCCACCAAGAAGATTAGCTGCTCTAAGAAGTATATTGTGCTTTTGACCATCTGGCGAAGACCTGATCATCCTACACGCAATGTCAACCTTCTTGTAGTCGGTATGACCATCTCCAATAACAATCTTAGATGGCTTTCTTTCTTCTTCGACTTCTATGTCATAGAAAACAGAACTGCTTGTATTGACGTACAAGTCTTCGTCATAGGAAACATATAAAACTCTGCTGACATTCTGGGCTGTTGTGTCTAGTCCTTTGATTCTTGCAATCAGTGCCCTATAGTGTTGCGAGTGTTTATTTCCATCACCTATTTTTACGA